CTGTATCTTGGTAGATATAGGTTCTTGGATCACTATAACTCATAATAATCCTCCTTTAAGCTGCGCTGTCCCAGATCACGATACGTGACTGAGCCGCTTGTGTGTGTGTAATGCCAAAGCCACCAAGGTAATACCAAGCAATACCCCGATCACGACCAAAGTCGCCCGGAATCTTGCCACGCATTTCCTCTGGAACAGCAATAGCCTCTGCAACGGTGTCCTCGCCAAAGAATACTGCCCAGTCACTCAGACCATTAGTCCAAGCGGCTCCAGCCGTACCCATGCCAGTACCTTTCGCAATGTGCGTTTGCTCTACGAAACGAACACCTTCGTACCTACCGATTTCACCATTCATGATCATCTGAAAACCCTGATCCACATACTGATGGATAGATTCCAGATCATTCTTAAGGGTGCGATAAGTTGAAGGCCACGCCAAAGAGTAATAATCATCGCCAGTGTAAGCCGGGATATTACGCTCTTTCATGGTGTCAACAATTAACTTAACATGTTCTTTTCCCAATGCAACATTATTGGTCAAAGTAGCTGTGCCGTTCGTGGTTAACGTAAGCGCCGTTGTGCTAGTACCCGCTGTGGGAACTACACGCAAGGCGGCAGAGTTAAACTGAGCGGCGGCGAGTGTGTCAAATGCTTTCTTAGCATCATTCTTCAACACCTTCCTGATGATTTCACGAATTGGCTGTTCACTCAGATCGTCCAACTTGCCTGTCCAAGGCACTGAGTTACCAGCTTCCGTGATAGTCATCGTTCCCTGAGAAATCGTAAATGATGTCTCTGGGATAGTATTCGTTTCCGTCAGGGTAGTACCCTGAGTAGAAACGTCACTAAACACGTTCCAATGGAATGTATCGCCACGGTGTAAACCCTGATGTGCGGCATCTTTGATGTCACAAAATTGTCTAAATTTGACAACGGGCTGAACCGCCATTCTCAACTCTCTGCTGAGATTAAGCGCATACATATAACCACCGGAAGTGTTGACAGACCATACTTGTCCTGCCATGTCTACCTCCTAAATAGTTATAATGATTGCCCTCTTTCCGCTCTCATCTCTTCAATGACTTGACTTGGAGTTTTCTCCACTTCATCGTCCTCTCCGATCTTCGCGCTTTTTCGGGCAGGTTTTGGTTCAGAAACGATTCTCTGTTTTCTAGCGGTTCGTTCATTAGACTTACCATTAGATAAATTGAGATTCGCCCATTCTCTCGCGTATTCAGCGGCGGCCTGAATAACATATCCCGGTGCTAGTGAAGGTTTTTCCTTCATGATAGTAACCGTTCTGTTATCTGCTATGGCCCTTAGTTCGGCATTTCCCGCAATTTCAGGATATTCAGTTTCAAACCAACCAACTGCGTCTTTAACTGATTTTTGGTAATCCCTCTGTTGCGCTCTAGCCTGTTCCATCTGTTGGCGAGAAAAAGCCTCTTGTAAGGCTTTATTAACTGCTTCCTCTACATTTGGGGTGGCCCCTTGTGAGCGCCCCGATGTCAAAGTTTGTAACAATTCTGCGGCTTTATCCGCATCGTCTTCATATAACGCTTGGTGATACTCTTTTGCAACTTCAGTAAAGTTAGTATCTGTTTTAGGTTCGTCGCCCTGCGTTGGGGGTGGAGTTGCCTGTTGTGTTTGAAGTTTCTGTACGTATGAACGTAGCTGAGACTCCTTTTGATTAAGCCACTTCTCTTTAGCGGCGGCTTCTTCAAATCTTTGCTGAGAGGCGGAATCTTTTTGATGAGATACTTTAAGCCCCTCAAAAGGAACAGTAGTTTCTGTCCCATTAACCTTTACAGTAGTAACCCACTGTCCATTTTTTAGAAAAACTGGTGAAATCGGGTCTTCGTGTTGTATTTCTTCCTCACCCACCACCTCTTCTGACGTATCAAGGTCGTCTGCCTGTTCTACAATTTCATCGAAAACTTCTATTTCTCTCTCCTCAACGATCCGCTCCATAGCGGCATCACGAGGACTTTTAATAGATGCTTCCTTTGCTTCTTGATCTTGTTTTATTTCTGCTTGATTTTCTAGAGTTTCCTCTAGTTCTTCCGCATCCACTTGGGTAGCGTCAACCATCTTACTCTCCTACATTATTCCGCATCTTTGTACCTAGCCAACTTATCCGCATTCTCCCCGTCTGCAATAATCGCATCCAACCATTGCAACAACTTAAGTGGGGTAGCGAGGGTTGAAGATATTTTACGGTATTGATTAAGTTCCTCGGATGAAGAACCAGTGTACTCCTGAGAAACCATTTTTTGCAGGTCTGATATTCCCTTTCGGTAATCCAGTATTGCCCTATCAACAATTGCTTTCCCAGTTGGAGTTCTTATAAACTCTTGGGTAGTTCTACCAATTTTAGTTCTAGTAACTAAGTCATCGACTCTAAGATCAGCCGGGTTTGTGAATTCACTCATCCTATTTCATAGGGAACTTTATTGTACTTATCTCTTGCCATTGTTCCCGTCTTACTCACATTGTCTTTGTCTTCGACCATCCTTCGTTGTATCTCCCCATCAACTATTTGATTAAGTAAAGCATCTCTCTGTAGCATTAGTTCAGCACGTCTGGTATCAGCGTCCTGTTGTTTTACATAAGCCTCAGATTGTTTTATACCCAGTTTCCCTACTTCTCCCTTACTAGACATCACCTCTTTCTGGAGTTCTGTCTGTGACTTCAATTGAGCGGCTCTTAACTGGGCCTCAACCTTCATTTGTTCTATAGCCATACGGCCCTGCATCTTGACCTGATCAGTCTCTAGCATCATACCCATCTGCTCAATCTGCTGTTGTAGTTCTTCTATCTGCGGATCAGCCTCACTAGGTATAAGGAATCTAGAACCATCCTTATATCCCAGCAATCCAAATACTTCTTTAGACACTTCATCTAAATTAAGTTTTCCTTCCATCCCCGGCAACTGACCTACACTAGTTACTCCAAATAGCAATTGCTGTACTCTTCCAACAGGATCAGTAGCATTCATTCCTACGTTAACTTTAAGAAGAACGTCCTGTTTTAGAAGTTCATCCATAACTTCGTCTTGACCAAAATCTATCGCACCAGCCTCGCCTTCAACTCCACCAGCTTCACCTGCGAGTGCTGTAACATGCTCATCAGTTTCATAGTACTGTTCCAATTTAAGCAACTGTTTTAATACTGGTTCTACCCACGTCTCAGCGAATGTTCTAAGAACAAACTCTGTGATCATATTGGTATTACCTGCAAGAAGGGCCATACCTCCTACAGTCTCATTAAGATTACGAGCGCCACCTACGGTTGAGGCAGAGAAGTTCCCTTGCAGTTCATCGAAATCCATATTTATTCGATCCTGCTCTTGGTATGCAGATGCTGTGACATCACGAGTCTCAATAACCCTGACATCTTGATCTGGATCATCCATCTCAACAGCGCCGCCGGGAACAGACCTGAACAGGGCATCCAAGTCTATGTTTCGATCCCGCCGAATATGGTAGCGCTTATTCATCGCCAACCTAATGTTGTCGAATCTTTGGTTCCATATATCGTTCGATGCCGCTTGCAACTCTTCTGTAAGTTCTACAGTTGCAGATGGATATACACGGTGGGCTTCAATATTGAGTTTCCCCATAACGTAGGGGCGCTCTCCATCTTTTAACCACGGGTACATTTCCAACAATGGTTTTGGATCAGTCAGCAAGTATTGTGTACCTGCTGTAAAAAAGCACCAATCCACTCCTTCCTTTCTTATAATATTTTTATGAATCCATACAATCTTATACTCTTCTACATTTTCAAAATCATCTTCTAGAGGGTCTTCTCTAGGTTCTTCTCTAGTTAATCTAGTGGTGTCATCTGTCTCGTCTGTAGTCGTAAGCAACTGTTCAAGAGTGATCTTTTTCCATTCACCACTATCTATCCTCTCCATAGCATCTTGAGCGAACATAGGAATAAGATGGATAACATAAGGAGAAGATGATATAGGGTCATACCAATCTGATGCCGGGTCTATTCTAAAATTCTCAGGCTCGACTACCTCTATAACAGGATAATCCTTTAAGGTTGATGTAACCTTTTCTTTAACAGGATTGCCCTGTAAATCTACAACATTTTCACCAGTATCATTAACAGATGCAAACGTCTCATCCTTTTGTTCAAACTCCCAGTATTGATGAGATACAACTGTCCCATATATAGCGGCATCTTGAATAGCAGTTACCATAGTGCTAAACCATGGTATTGTATTAGTCAATCTATACTGCATTATAGATTGAGCAATAGCCGCACCTGCCAATTGCATAGGATTATTAGGGTTAGCTGGGCTAATAGACATCATATCTTCATTAGTGAAGAATGCTGTAGCCATAGCAGACTCAAGTTTACGAACAGTAGTCCTAGTCTTTGGCCTAAACAACTTAGACCTTTTGTCGTAAGCTGATGTTAAATACTTAGAACCGGGCGGATGTCGGCTACTAAAATTAGAGATATTTTTTTCCCACTGATATCTAAGATTAGTGTCTACCCATTCAGTAGAACCATCATACGCCTTCCGCGCTAAACTTAACCACCTCTCGTTTTTGTCCCCTACTTCAGGAACTTGAAGGTCAGCTTCATTCAATGGTGGTTGTGGATTTATTAATGACATTAATGTAAATCTCCGTTTAGCCGACCCTTATCATCCATAACTAAATCAGCATATTTAACTTGATCAAATTTTCCTCTACTCTGACGGTATCGTTCAAGTATTTCACCACCAGCATTTACAACCGCTTTGTAATCATTATCTATTTTATCTGCATGAAGAATAAATCCCCAATTACCAGATAACCGCATAGACTTTACACCCACAACACCATCCATTACATGAACAGCCCATAGCCAACCGGGATATTTCTCTTCCAGTTTTTCAGCAACATTCTTTGCTAGAGAAAAATCATGTACATTAAATTTATCCGCTTTTTCTAACTCCACTAGATGGCCTCTTTGCTTTATGGAAAATTCTCTTTCCATCATTAAAAACATAAGTAACAACAGGTTTAGTTCTTCTTTCTGGATCAGTCTTATCGACATATTCCATCCACTGTATTCTTTTTTCTTTACCGCTCATGAGATTATTATTTCTGCAATATACTTGGGATCACGAACTAAAGGCCATCCCGGCTCATAAGGAGTAAAAACAAGATTACCTGATGAGTCTATAGTGAATGTATAAGTAACTCCAAAAGTCGGAGTAAGTGTTCCAAATCCCCATGCCTCTGAATGACTTGTCCAATTCCCAGTTCCATCATCCCATAAAGATCCACCACCAAAACCCGAAAGACTCCCAGAATCAGGTGTAAATACATGTCCAGAAGTTGACATTGGAACAAACCCAGTAAGGGCCATACTTCCGGAAGGAACATACCAAAGTTGGGAAAGTTGAAAAGTAGGTACTAATCCAGTAAGTGTCAAAGAACCAGCATCTGGCTGATTCTGACCTGTTTCTACAGCAGTCGGTATAAAGTTTGCATTATCCCAGTTATCAGAAGAAGCCGCCCATGTGCCTCCATAATTAGCCCAACTATACGTCTGAACTATTTCAATAGAGGCGTTGTCAGGAGAAATTACAAACCCTTCCCCATTAGCTGGCACTTTACCTGTTAGAGTAAGTGTTGAAGCGGTTATTACAAAGTTGTACATTCTCCCAATATCTGGAGAATAAGCAGTAAATGTAAGGTCTGCTTTATCTACAGATGTATTTGTCCCAACAGCCATCTGAGGAACAGGGCCACTACTCCAGTCACCAGTAGAATCAACCCAAGAACTTGTTAATTGATCCCACTCGTAAGATTGTACTATTTCAAGATTGGCAACACCGGGAGAAATAAAAAATTCTTGTCCAAAAGCAGGAATAGAACTACTTAAAGTTAAATCTCCTTTTGCTGGAGATATAGCAGGGCCATCCCACGCACGTTCATATTGCGGGTCTTCCCAATCACCACCAGCAGCAATCCATGATGTTATTGCCATTTATGCACAATCCCCTGTGACACGTTAATCGACCAAATCCCATGCCTGTGTTTCTTCATTCCAATCATACATATTATCGTCATTTGGATAAGGTACTGGTGACTCCCATGTGCAAGTTGGTTCATCTAGTACCCAACTATCATAAGGCTTTGGTGGGATGAAAGCATCACGGCCCTC